ACCAAGAAACTAGAGATGAAGTTAATAGATTAAAAGCATCTATTAAACATTATGAAGCTGATCTTAATAGACCAGCTACCAAATTTATTTTTGGTGTGGAAGATAGTCACGACATTGCAAGAAGAATAATTACTGCTGATAAAAAAGAATTAGCAGCAATCGAATTAGCTTGGGGGATAAAGTAATGAATATTAAACCAAGACAAAAAGGAACTACCTGGGTAGCTGATGTACCAACTGGTGAAAGATTACCAAATGGTAAACCTAAATATACCCAGGTTCGTGGTGCAACGAAATCAGAAGTTAATAAAAAGATTACTGATAAAATTGCTGAATTACAAAATACACCAAAATTAAATATTCCTAACCATGAGGATAAAAATTTTGGTCATGCTACTAGCGAATATATTAAGCATGTAAATGAGAGAGTTAAGATTTATGATGTTTCACCAAGTTTAGGTTTAGCACCTAATGCTGCATCTAACTATATTAGTGAAGCTGAAAACTTATGCAGATTTGAATTTAAAAATACTGTTCTTAAAAAAGTTAAGATCCAGGATATTAAAAAAAGATTTTGTAAAGATTTGCAGTTAGCTTTAATTGGTCATACTGATTTAAAAATTAAAAATATTAATCGTTGGTCTGGTAAAATGTATCAACGATTTTCTGCTATCCTGGAGCACTATGAGTCTGATGCTGATAATTATATTTCACCAGCAAAAAGTGTAAAAGGTATTGTTATTGAAAAAGCTAATTTACCAGCACCAGTTGCAGACAATGTTACTCCAGTAGTAAAAGATCTAAGTGAAAATTATGATAAAAGATTATTTGTTTTAATTTGGATGATTGCTCTTACTGGTTCTCGTTTTGGTGAAGCTATTTTAATTAAACCAAATAAAATTATTGATGGTGAATTTAAAATATTTGAAGCCGCTGATCGTCAGTTTAATATTCATAAAACTAAATCAGCTAATCTTCGTAAAGATGGTAATGGTATTCGTTATGTGCCTTTATCACCAAAAATTGTAAATGCTTTTAAACAATTACAAGAAGAATATAATATTGGTGATGATGATTATTTCTTTGCTCACAAATTTACTAATAGACAAATTCATGCTTTACCTAACAGCAAATGGGTAAGAGAAGAAATTATCTATAAACTTTGTGATAAACATAATGTTTCAAGAAGTGGCTTCAAAGGCTTTCGAAGATTTTTTGCAACGCAAACTAAAACAGTAGTAGGTGCAGAAGATAAAGAGGTTCAACAAAGACTTGGACATAAAAGTGATGCTACTACGGATGGATATATCACTTATCAAGATCCAAAAGGTCAAGAACATGCTGAAATTATTGAGGATAGCATATTTAACTAAAAATTGACCATACAGAAGGTGTTTTCTTTGGGGGGTGCAATCATACTGCACCCTCTTTTATTTTGCTTTGTCGCTTAAATGTGAGGGTATTTTACCGGCTGGAAACTTCAATTTAGTTAGTTCATGGCTGATTTCTAGTTTTCTCTCCACTACATGCTCATATCGATTAAAAATCATCTCTTTGGCAATCTTCAATTCTTTGTTTTCTTTTTTTAATGCAGAAATTGTTTTCTTTAAATCTGTAATGACTAATTCTAAATCACTCATATCGTACCACCATACGAACTATTAACTTCACACACATGTTCATCTTGCAGTTCTTTTAAATATTTATACCAATCATTTGGTTTTACTGCTGGGTGCATCATACCTACTCCTGGAGCAATTCGTTTAACTCTAAATTGTATGATCGTATTAACATCATTGGTTTTGTACAAAACAACAAAGCCAGGTACATCAAATCTTTCAGCAACTTTTTTTGTTAAAGTATATGCTTTAAAAGTTTGACCAACATCTTTTGCTAATTCAATAAATGCAAGTGGTTGATAACATTTAGGACAACACTCAACAGAGTCTATGTCGATCATAGCAATGCCATCAAATTGACGATGCCATTTTGAATAAGGATTTTGTTCTAACTTAGAATACCAATGTCTAGCCATCTATTAATTCTATTGACCTTGCTCGGTACTTCATAAATTTTATTTTATTTCTATCCACTAACTGCATAACTAATCGGTGTACTCCAGACTTTGATGCAACACCCAATAAAGGTTTTAAATCATCATAACTTGGAGAGTAACCTTTTGTATTTATATAATCAGTTATGACATCAAGAGTATTTTTTTGCCTGGGTGTCATTTAATCGCCTAATTCTTTTTTGCGTAATGCAGAAGCTATGCCTAAATATCCTATTGCATCAGCAAAAGTATCTTCATTAAAAACATTAGGTTTAATTCTGGATAATTTTAGTAGCACCATAATTAATGCTGCATCACTTGGTTTCATTTTATTATTTTCTGTAAAAAAAATATTAAATAAAGCAGCAAACTTTTTATAATTATCATCAATATCTCCGTAATCTTTTTGACGGTCATTGGTGATAAGGTCTGCTGCCTTATGGATTATATCTTTATGCTCCATTAAAATGGTGGCTTATTAGATTGATAATTTGGATTTTTTAATTGAATACCGATATAGTTTTTACCGCCTTGTGAAGTATTATTGTAAGCATTAAACTTAACCTCTTCACCAGCTTTAATATCTCTATCAGCTACAAATGATCCAAAATGATCGTGTTTACTTTCTTCACTTTTATTATTGTTTACAAACATTGACCCTCTTCCTGGTTCTGTTTTAAAATCGTTATCTGCCATTGGTTAATCTCTCCTCATTTGCTTGATAATTTAAAGTGGCATGTTGATACAAATTCTTATCTAGCGAACCTAAATAAGTTTTGTGCATACCGGCTTGTTTTTGTAATTCTCCAAGATGCCTTGCAGCATCAAAGTTAGCTAAAACTATTGCTAACTCATCTGGAATTGTCGGAGGGGAAGCCTTATTGTTCCCCTCATCGTTCAGATTATTATTTGTTGTTTTTTTCTTTTCAGCTAAGTCATCAGTATTCTCCTTTTGTTGAGCAATAGCAGTAGTAACTTCATTTGCAGAAGCATACTCCCCTCCATGCAAGGATAAATTAGCAAGAGCTCTTCCAATCGAACTCGTTTCCGCAACCTCTGCTGCACTTGTTCGGTGTATGGCTGAACTATCTCGCTTTTCTTCTGCAATGCCATTAGCAACTCTATCACCACCAATACTTATTGTTGTTTCAGAACGAACTATGTTTGGTTCGTAAGTTTGAGTTGTATCTATTTGTGCATCACATCCGAAATGCTTTCTAAAGATCGATATACGATCTTGAACCATTGTATAATGTTTATTATGAATGCGAACTTTGTGCTTATTATCAAGTTCACCAATTTCTTTTATAGCAGCTGCTAAAGTATCATTATAATTTTTACTCATGTAACATCCACCATTGTCATTGCGATTAATTTTCTTTGTAATGGATTAAGTTCTTCTTTATTTTTTCTTCTTTCCTGGCATTCTTTTTTTATCGCTACTTCACGATCCATATTTTGCCAGGTACTCCAACTGCAAATTATTTTTTTTAATTGTTTCATCAGTATCTCCATAAGTCTTTTGCTCTACTCAACCATTCCCCTGGCATATCCCACATAAAGTGATCCCATTGAGGTTGCACCAGCATTGCTGCTTCTTGTGCCGTAGAACTGTTTTGTATTATTTTTTGTCGTGCAATGGCTGCTACACGAACTTCTTGCAGCAATTCATCCATATATTTTGGTTTCATTTGCTCACAATTTCCTTCATGGAAAACTTGTTTATCGACATCAGATGCGTACACTAAATGTGGTTTGTAACCAGTTGCTTTCCAATACACCGCTACTTGTTTTACATGTGCTATCATTGGTGTTTCTGGACATTTAGTTTTATAAAAAGATCTTGTGCCGTCTTTTTTTATTTTACCTCTTCTGCTCCATTTTGTTTTTAATTCATAAAAATTATTATCTTTACGATAATCAAGTCTGCCAATAATAGGCACAAGCACATCTGGTAATTGCAAAGAAATATATTCTTCACAAAAAATTTTATTTTCTTTTCCTTTTTTTAATTCTGGTAAAAGTGCTGCCAAGGCATTTTCTACAACTCCAGGTAAACTATCTTGATTTGCAAATCGTTGTTCTTGTTCTTTTTCATTCCATCCTCGGTTACGATGCAACACTCTCATTCCAGCTGCAAGAGCATCTCTTAATTCTTTAGGAGGAATACGAATAGTCTTTGTAGCTTCATCACACATATAGAACTCGCTGCCTTTTATGTTTTGTGCAAGGAGATGGGTGATTGAAAGTGCTGCACCATTACCGCCATGTGCTTTGGAGCCTACTGGAAGAACTCTTCTCTCTTTTTGATTGAGTAGAATATATTTAAACAACCATACACACAGCGGAGATGCTAATTGAGATGGTGAAAAGTGATCTAAGTTATATTTAGACAACCATTCTGGTGTTGTTTTAATACCTTCCATATACACTCCGTAAACACATTGGGAACATATAGAGAATATAGACCGCTGTGGTCAATAATTAACTGATTTGGTTATTAAGTGGCTATGAGTAAGTTTTAATAAATAAAGCCAGGCATATATAATCTAATATACCTGGCTATGAAAAAAAATTTAATAATTTCGATGATGACGATAAAAATGAGGAAAAATTGCTGTAACTATTGGATATATTTTTAATATTTTTTGATCGCTTAAAGGTAAACCACCAAATATAAAATGTATATCAAATAAATTTTTTGATTGGTTTACTTTAGGAACACCAGCTAACCATTTTTTATCTGTTTTTATCAGACATGGTGTATTAAAAAAATCTTTATTAACTTGTTTTCCTTCTTTATGTATTTGTTCATAAACAAGCAAAGCACCGTGCATTGGTGATTGTAAGTTATCATCTTCTATTAATTTATATCTTTCATTATAAAAACTTCTTGGCACATTTACACTTTTAATTTCTTTTGTTGTGTAACCTTTATCATCTGTGTACCAATTTATTTCTGATGTTAATGGATCATGTGATCCCCATATATTTTTTTTAACTGGTTCAAAACATATTTCAGATGGATCTACTTCTAAAGCTTTTCCATAAGCAACAGCCATATCAATATCAAATGCTCTTTTAGAATTTATGTGTCTTGATATGGTTATTGGATCTTTCGGTAATGTTGTATTACCGCTGCGGTCATTTTTTTCCATTATTTCAAAAGAATTAATAAGTTCTTTTGCTGTTTTACCGCTATTTTTTACAACTAAACGAAGGCGGTTTGATCGTTCTGTCATGTTTGGCATCTTTCTTCTCCTTTTTAAAAATTAATAAATAAACTAATAATTAAAAAGAAAAGGTGGAGCATGAACTGGATTTGCAACAAATCCCTTCTGCGAACCTAATCCCATACTAGTTATTTTAGATGTGGCAGAGTTCCAAAAAGAAAAATTAAGAGATATTAATTTATTATATCCCAACCAAACAAGACAATTATTTACCATTTTAAAAGTACCTATCATGTTATTTTTTGTTCTATCTGTATTCATACAAGGTTAATATATAGCCATTATGGCTATAGTTTTGTATTAAAATAAATAAGAAATAATTTCAAGGTTTATGTTATGTTCCAAAGAAATTCTTGTGCATTACGGTCTATATATGTTAGATCGTAGCCATTATGAACATGGCAGACACAAAAACACTTGAAGAATATAGGAAAAACCTCAACATTTCGTATTTGGCTTTAGCCGGATTATTAGGCATTACTGGCACTAATCCAGCTAGAACCGTTGAGAGATGGTGTAAGGGTGTAAGAAAACCGGAACCGGCTAATATGCGTAGAATTGTAAAACGCACCAATGGCTCTGTAACTCCAGGCTCTTTTTATGGACTTACCCAATAAGGTAGATTTTCTTCACACGACTATTCATTTTAAGCTGCAAGATAGTTTTATGAGTAGTGAAGTGTGTGATGAACAAGGATCTTATCATCCTAAAGAAAATATAATTTTATTAGATAGCAGCATTATTGACAAACAGAATGCCGATAGTGCTGCTCTTGTATGGCACGAACTATCACATGTTATTTATTATTATTATGGCTTGGAGAAGATGCTCCAGGAAGAGTCAGTAGTAAATGCCATGAGTAATGGTTTTGTGGAAATTTTAAAACGCAACAAACAATTTAAAAAATGGATGGATGTATGTTTAAGCAAGAATTAACACAAGAAGAAATTGTCATATTAAAAAAATTAGCAAATCAATACAAACTTACACAACCAGATTTAATTGTTAAAGGTGGCATGGCAGACATTGCTCATCAAATATGTAGTAAGCATGAAATTACATTAGAAGATTTAAAATCAAAAGAAAGAACCAGGCATTTTGTAGTTGCCAGAATTGAGTTTACAAAAAGATGCTGCATTGAATTAAATAAATCAATGAATGCCGTTGGTAGGTTCTTAAACCGAGATCATACAACCATTATTTATTATAAGAATTATGAATAAGTTTTATATCTTACAACAGATCATGCGGAAGAAGGGATTAAAATCTTCTACAAAGAATGTTGCCTATGAATTAATTAATCATTGGAATTATAAAACGAGAACTTGTTATCCATCAGAGAATTATTTAGCTAATAAGTTGGGGGTATCTCTAAGTACCATTAAAAGATCAATTAAACACCTGGAACAATTAAACATCATTAAAGTTGAGAGAAAGATGGGTAAATCTAATCGATATTTAATAAACTTTGTTGAACTAACTTGGCATGATGCAACTAGTGTCAAAATGACACCGGTGTCAGTAGTGAACCCCAAATCTATTAACATATATAATAATATAAATACTAGTATTAGGAATGAAGAAAAAGAGGAAGAAAAGGTTAATCCAGCTGATGTCAAAAGATTAATCAGTAATGCAACAAAACATACTAATTCTGCATACACAGCTGTGGTGCAAGGAAAGCAGCATCGAAGAAATTCATTAGAGTCAGTAGCACAAAGAGTTAGACAAAGATTAAGTACACATCGTTTTGCTGAATGGTATCAAATGGCAACATCTGATGACAAATCATTATCTATAAAAGCAATGAAGTATGCAACGGAGGTGTTAATTGTCTAAAGCTGACATCTCTTGCAAAATGCTACTGGAATGGTTCAAAGGTGCACTTCGTACTGAAAAACGGCTCCCATCTCCCATGCCTAAAAAAAGAATAACAACGTACTGGGAAATAAAACAAGATGATTGGTTTGCTTATGGTTGGAATAAAGCTACCATGAGAGTTAATCCATCTAATAGATCTATTAGTCAAATGATGTTCTGTTATGATTTACTATGGACTCTTGATGATGAAGATGATCGTAAACTATTGTTGTGTCGTGCAGCTAACATTCCCTGGAAACAGATTACTTATCGGTTAGGTAAACATCGTAGTACATTAGATAAAAGATTATCGATTGTGTTATTAGATTTAGTTGAAACGATTAGAACAAATAAAAGGTATAGACAAACACTACAAAAACTACTAACAACTACTGTATCATAGCATAAACTATGTTTAGCTATGTTATCAGTATTTCCATGGTCTGTTAATCAATGGTTGGCAGACCATCGAAGAAAATCATTTGTGGTGCTAGAAGGAAGTATGATGGCAATCCTTGCCAATGTAAAGCACTAGACAATGGTAAATGTAAATTTCATGGTGGAATGAGTACCGGTCAGCAATCGTTGGAAGGTAGGATTAAAGCATTAAAGAACTTACTACCATTTAGGAATTATACCGATGAGCAAATTAAACAAATCATTAAAAGAAAAAATATTAGAACAACTCCAACTGGGAGATCCTTTAACAAAGATTATTAAGGGTAAAGGAATGGTATCACTATCAACAATCTATCGTGAGATGAGAGATGATACAAAGTTTAACGATGACATAACTAAGGCTAGGATTAATGGAGCACACACTTGGGGTGATAAAGCTATGGAGATCTTAGAACAGAATTATACTCCACAAGAGATGAGTATAGTTAGAGAGAAGCTAATACACATTAGATGGTTAATGAGTAAGCTTATACCGAACTACAATGATAAGCTGATTAATGAGCATAAGGGTGAGAACAAGATTGTATTTAGTTGGGAAGATCCAAATTTAAAAGGCAATGACACAGATCTCACACGCACATTGAGAGGTTCTGATGAAACACCGCAGCTTCCAGCCAATAATCCGGACAGTAATCCGGACACACCATAGTTCTTCTTGGTTTTCTGCCGTTAGTTTCCAGCTTATGTAGCTGGGTAGTGATTGGTTTTGGTCGATAGGTAAAAGATTTATTTATATTAACAGAGGAAGGCTGCCGTTTTTGAGAAATCCCCTGGGGGTACCCCCTGGAAAACTGGGAGCGGTATGTAACGATAAACACTTCCGGAAATGGAACCGCAAACATGGACGAACAACTAGACGATTTGGCTGTCAGAATTTTTGCTTTAATTTCTGCAAGTGATACAAGTAAAACTATTCGTAGTGAATTTGTAGGTTTTGCTAATCAAGATGAAATGAAACTCTTTCAAGATTTTATTGCTGTAACTTTAGGCATCAATCAATTTAAAGATGATAATATTATTGATCGTGCAAACATGACGATACATTAATGCATATTAAGATACCGTATTCTCCGAGGAAAGAACAACGAGAAATACATGAAGCTTTAGATAAGCACCGCTTTGCCGTTTTGCTGTGTCATAGAAGGTTCGGAAAAAGTTACCTCTCGCTGCATCATTTAATACGACATGCGTTTCGTAATCCGCTGCCTAATCCACGGTATGCGTATATTGCACCAACCTTTAAGCAAGGGAAGTCTATTGCTTTTGATTATTTAATACAATTTACAAAAAATATTCCAGGAGTAAAAGTTAATGCTTCGGAATTAAAAGTAGATTTACCAAACGGTGCCAGGATAAGTATTCTATCTGGAGAAGTAGGGGAGTCAATTCGTGGAAACTATTTTGATTTTTGCGTCATTGATGAAGCTGCGGATATGGAAGAAAAAGTTTTTACATCAATTATTTTACCAGCCTTGTCAGATCGCAAGTGGGGTTGTTTGATATTGGGAACTCCTAAAGGAACAAATAATTTTTTTTATAATATTTATAAACGAGCATGTATTGATCCTAAATGGTATGTAAAAGTCTATAAAGTATCGGAAACAAAACTCCTGGATGAAGAAGAACTCCAGCAGCTGCGTGATACTATGTCGGAAGATGAATACCGACAAGAATTAGAATGCGACTTCTCCGCTGCCATCTCTGGATCAGTTTACGGAAAGATCATGGAGAAGATGGAAGATGATGGGAGAATTGGGAATGTACCTTATGATCCTGGATTTAAAATTAACACCGCCTGGGATTTAGGGGTTGGGGACTCCACCGCTATAATTTTTTATTATACAGCTGGAAGAACAGTTTATATTTGTGATTACTACGAAACAAGTGATGAAGGTCTGCCGCACTTTGCTAAAATTTTAGAAAAAAAAGCAGATGAATTAGGATATTTTTATGGAGATCATATTGCTCCATTTGATATTGAACAACGAGATTTTTCTAATGGAGTAAGCCGAAGAGAAACAGCTTATGAATTAGGTATTCGTTTTCGTGTTGCACCGAAACTATCAATAGAAGATGGGTTACATGCAGCATCAATGCGACTTAATACAGTATGGATAGATCGTGAGAAGTGTGAAGGGTTAATTGATGCACTTAGACATTATCATCGCAAATATAATCCATCGCTTAAAGTGATGGGAAAGCCAGTACATGATTGGAGCAGCCACGGTAGTGATGCTTTTCGTACCATGTGCGTAGCAATGGATCAAGGAATTGGGGATCGTAAGGCTCCTCAACAAATTGCGGAGAATAATTATGATCCGCTAGAAGTAACAACAGGAGTAATTTAATGGGATTTTTAAAACCTAAAATAGTTATGCCGCCACCGTTACCGGAAATGAAACCGTTACCAGATGCTCCTACTATGGAAGATCCGGATGTGGTGGAAGCTGGTGAAGCGGAAGTAGCAACAACAAAAGGCAAAGGAAGAAAATCAACTATCCTCACAAGCAATCAAGGTTTGTTAGAAGATGCTGATACTTACAAGCCAACATTATTGAGTTAGATATGGGAGCATTGATTAAAAGAAAACCAGATATACAAAATCCATCAACAACAGATGTAAATACAATGATGATGTTATCTGGTGGTAAGATGAATGTGCAAGAAGCAAAAGATGCTATTCAATTAAAACCACCATCAGCAGAAATTTCTCCAGATACAGATGTAGTGAAAGATGGAGTTAATAAAGTTATAAAAAAAGGTAAAGCTAGTACCATTATGACAGGAATGTTTGGTGATACATCAAAAGCAAATACATATTCTAAATCATTATTAGGCGGATAATATGGGAGCATCAACAGTAACAACAAAGTCAAGAGATGTAGGGGGTAATGATAACAGACAAAATGACAGACAAAACCAACTACAAACACAAATAAATAAATTAAAAGCAAAAGGTCATACAACTGGTGCAGATGCTTTAGCAAAGAAAAAAGCAAATGAAGCTAAAGTTTTTGCTGGTGCAAAAAAATTAGATCAACTGGGTTCAAATATAAATACATTACAAACAAGTGATCCATCAAGAATGCAAGGTTCACAAGACCAGGCAATTATTAGATCGAATATTGCATCTCTTCCAGGCATGGCGGTTACGGATAGTAGTGGTAAAATTATGCGATCAAGTAACGGTGCAGCTATCTTAACAAGTAAAGGTCAAAAGATGTTAGATCAAAAAGGTTTAAGGTACGGTGATAAAGGTGCCATTAAACCAAGTGCTGCACAAGAAGTATCACAAATGAAATTACAATCTTCAATGGCTCCAATATTTGCAAAACCGATTGTTAATAAATTATATCAACCTTCTACAATTATGGGTGGCAAATATAAGGGTGGCACTAAAGCAGAAAGAGCACAAATAGAAAAAGAATTAAAATTAGGTGATAAGAAATTATTTGGAGCACCAAAAGGGTATGACTCTGTATTATCAAAAAACATGTTGCTATCCGGTAAAGATCGTAAAGCATTCCTTCTAGGGGAAACAGAAAAACTATTAAAAAACAATTTAGGTGATTAATGATTACAAATAAAGCAAAAGAAATTTTAGATCGGTACAGTAAATTAAAAGTAATGCGTGGTACCTGGGAGAGTCATTGGCAAGAGATTGGTGATTATTGTTTACCAAGAAGAGCCGATATAACAAAAAAACAATCTAGAGGATCAAAACGCACCGAACTAATATATGACAGCACCGCTATTCATGCAGCAGAACTATTAGCTTCATCGTTACATGGAATGCTGACTAATGCAGCTTCCCCTTGGTTCTCATTACAATTTAAAGATCCATTTTTAAATAATGATGATGCGGTAAATGAATGGTTAGAAGAATGTACAAATCAAATGTACATGTCTTTTGCTCGTAGTAATTTTCAACAAGAGATCCATGAATTATATTTAGATCTTATTACATTTGGAACTGGCTGCATGTTTATTGAAAGAAGTGATGAAGATGCACTTAGATTTTCAACCAGGCATATTTCAGAAATTTATATTCAAGAAAATGAAAAAGGAATTGTTGATACAGTATTCCGTAAATTTAAAATGTCCGCAAGAGCAGCTTTCAATATGTTTGGAGCCGCAACACAAGAAATAGAAAAATTACAAAAAGATAATCCATATGAAGAATTAGATTTTTTACATGTGGTAATGCCAAGAGAGAATAGAGATCCTAATAAGATTGATGATGTTAATAAACCTTTTACATCTATCTATCTGACAATAGATGGTAAGATGTTAGGGGAAGGGGGATTTAATGAATTTCCTTATGTGGTTCCTCGTT